GTGGCGAGGTGCCGGCTCCGTGGGCGTGTGGTAGTCCTGTGCCTCTTCGGTCGTCACGAGGCCACGCAGTGCGTCTGCGAAGGCGTTGCGGAGGGCGAAGCCCCTTGCACGCAGGGCAAGCATTCGCGAGGTGTATGAGACCCACGGGCCTTGCTTGCCGACGAGCCCCGCCTTCTTGGCGTCCGCCAGGCTGAATCGCACGACGCACGGCTCTGGGTAGCCGCGCCGCTTCGCCTCGCAGACAGCCGTCAGGTTGTCGCCGTCTCCCTCGAGGTACTCGCGGACGTACTCGCAGCTGCTCGACGCCTGCACCAGTGCCAGGGCGGCATCGCCCCAGATCGTCGGCCTGCCGTTGATCACGGCAATCGACTGGAGCGACTGCATCGGGGAGAGTCCGACCTCGCTGCCGTGCTGAATCGCCAGCAAGCATGACTCGGGCTTGCCCTTGAAATCCTTAGGGGCGAACTCGCTGGCGGCCACCATCTTGGCAAATCGGTAGGCGTCATCGAACGTCTGAAGCGCCAGCCCTGTACTGGCCCGGTGTGTGCTGATTTCTGTGCTCATCTGCGTGTCCTTTCGTTTCTGTTTCCTGTGTGAAACCCGCTCCGCTGCCATGCCTCGCGGGTGCTGTCCGTCCGTGCCTGTCGCGGCTCCACCGCGTCTCCTGTCATCCAATTCCTTGATTCAACTTGGGCGGGGAAAATAACTTGGGGGGGGGGCAATAACCCCCCGCCAACCCCGGGGATTACTGGCTTTCTGTGCAGTCCGCCGACTCGAGCACGTCCTCGGCCGGCACGTAGATCCACACGCCGCCTGCGTTGACGCAGATCCGGCCCGCCTCGCACCACTCGACGTGGCCGCCCCAGCGGCGGCCGGCGGTAATGCCGGTGACGTACACGCCGTCGGCGTAGATCGCCTTGCGTGGCGTCTGATCGTGGATGCCGGCGACTGCGGCGAGGTACTCGTTGTGGTGGGGGTCTGTGACCATTTGGGGGTCTCCTTTTGTCGTGGTGACGTAGGTGTACAAAGGTATAGTACGTGCGTCAAACATTTTGTGAATCTCGTTGCGGCCGCCGGAATCCAGTGTCGTTGTCGCCACATCGGCGGCAGAGTGTACCGCTAGCGGCACAACAGTCAACCAAGAAAAACAGCAGCCACTTTGATCGCCGCGTCGATGCAGCCGGCGAGCGTCTGGGCCAGGTCGGAGTCGGTGCCGAGCTCCTGGCCGAGGCGGACGAGGACGAGTGCCTCGATGATGCGGTTCATGCTTTTTTTCATTAGTGCCGTCCTTTCAGGCGAGGCCCAAGGCGGACATGGTGATGGTTGCTGGAGCGATCTGCTGCGGACTCACAAGCCACGTGTAGGGACGCCCGGTGGGGTGTGTGCTAGGCGGCAGCACGCTCTGTGCAGGCTTGCCGCCGATGCGGATCTCCGCCCCGCCGATCTTTCGCCAGCCGCACAGCGGCAGCGGCCCTTGTAGGCGGAAGAGCCGATGCTCTCCCCTGCCGCTGGCCCACGTCGGCGTCTCAATGTCGAGGAGCCCCAGGCTGGCGAGGTGGTCGCGGCCCGCGTTATCGTCATATTCCACGTCGATGATGTTCGACGAGCCGCAGAGCAGACCGACGTTGTAGCCTTGGTGCAGCCAGTCGGCGATCACGTCGGCGATAGTGGTGGCGAGCGTGTTCCATGCCATGCCGATAGGACACTTCTGTCCTTTCGCTACCCGCACAACGGCCGCGCCGTGCTCAAGCAGTGCCAGCATGTCGTGATCCAGAGTCATCGTTTCGTCTCCCGGTTAGCGTCTGCGAGTCTCACTTGCTCGCATGGCCCCATTGTAACGCTATCGGTACTTCGTGCAAGGGGGCATGAAAAATATTTTTGGAAGGCGGTTTTCCCCGAGAGTTACGAGGGTTTCCGCTTCTTCTTGGGCTTGGGCGACGCCGGCCGCTGGTCGCGGTTCACGTTGGCCCGGCTACTCAAAGTCTCTCTGAGAGCCAGCACGTCCGCTCGAGACACCAGCCACGCCCGCTCCCCGGCCCGCCACGACCGCAGGCGACGGTCGCCGTCACGCAGCAGCCGCCGGATGTAGCCCTCGGTGCAGCCGGCCAGGGAAGCGGCCTCAACGGTGGTGATCCAGTCTTTGTCGATCTGTGGCTGTGGCATGGCAATCATTCCGCCGGTGTACCGCTACCGTCAATACGCTGCTCGACCGGGCGAGATTGCGCCGTTTTCCCGGTTTGCCTGTTTTGGCGACAAACCCCTACGATCGCACGTGTACAAGATGAACAGCGGAGGGCATGGTGGTTGTACTTCTGTACACCATGCTAGACTCCGCACAGAAAAAGGGACGCCGCAATGACTGTACGCGAATTCTTGGTCGATAGGTATTCCATCCTTCACAACCTGAAGCCCCGCACCGTTGAGCTCTTTTCACACACTGTCGATCGGCTGCGGGATTTCCTCGGCCGAGAGCCAGATCTGTCTGACTTGGACGATCTGACCGTGAGCCGCTACCTGCGCTGGCGGGCCACCACGCCGCACAGGGGCCGCCTGGCTGCCCCTGCAACGGTCAGGAAGGACATGGCCCACCTAGTCAGCCTTTGGAACGCTGCGGCCCGCAAGCGGCTCGTGGAGCAGTTTCCAGACCTGCCCCGGAATATCGTCCGCGTCCCGCATCACGCGCCGTCTGGCTACACCGTCGACGAGATCAGCCGGATGGTGCGGCAGGCCCGTCGCCGGGCGGGCACCATCGGCCCGGTGCCGGCCCCGTGGCTTTGGACGACTCTCCTGATGTCCGCCTGGTACAGCGGGGAACGGATCGGCAGCCACCTCGAGGTGCGGTGGGATGCCGTTGATACGAAGCGCCGGTACATCACGTTTCTCTCGGAGAACCGCAAGGGCCTCGGGCGGACGATTACGCGGGCGATCACGCCGCAGCTGGCCGACATGCTGGAGCGTGGCAGGCGGGCCGATGGAGAGCTCGTGTGGCCTTGGAACGAGCACCGCCGCCCAAACAGCATCTTCCAGCGAATCCGCTACATCTGCCGCACCGCTGGAGTGAAGCCAAGGGGATTCCACGCCATCCGCAAGGCGGCCGGTTCATACGTCAAAAAAGGCGGCGGCGATGCCACGGAGTTTTTGACGCACCGCGACCAGAAGACCACGCGAGACCACTACCTTGATCCGCGGATCACTGGCGTGGAGTCGGCACTGGACTACCTGCCGCCTCTCGACATCGACTGAGTTCACCCAGCAGCCGGCGACGCTCGATCAACAGGCGGATCACGTCCGCCGCGAGCGTCCCGGCTGTTCCGGTGTAGGCACCCGAGAACCTTCTGGCACGGTGCTCCATCTGTGCGAGATCGTCACTCGTCAGTGGCGGGTGGTCTTGCACTGCGGCACTCCTCGTAGCAGGCGGCGTAGCCAGCGATGTCCACGCCTCCGTCGTGCGTGGGCATCGGCCCGAGGAGCCGGGCGATCTTGTCCATGACCATCACGAGTGCCCACTGCTCGGCGGTGAACGTCGTGCCGAACGCTGCGTTGACGAGCCCCGCCGTCCTGGCGAAGTGCTCCTGCGGCGGCCCGTACTTGCCGTGGCGATCACGCACAGCCTCCAGGGCATCCACGAGCGTCTGCTCTGCCTGCGTGTTAGGCCGATCTAACTGTGCCATCGCTCATCACCCTGTAGTTGTGTACGTCGAACTCGCCGCCCTTGTGGACGGTCGCCAGAGCGAAGCCGTGGTTCCATCGGTTCACCCTGGCGTACTCTGGCCGCAGATCGCAGAGGCAGCCGGTAGACCAGCAGCCCGTCTCCCGGAACCACATATCCGACTCGGCGTGGTTGCTGGTCTTGTGGCTGTGTCCTACCAGGCACGTCGAGAGCGTCCGCAGGAACGCACCTCGAGCCACGTTCACGGGTGCCGCCATCCCCTTCGGCAGCTCGTGGCCGTGGAGCACCGGCAACTTGCCAAGCATCACGGGCCGCTGGTCTTCCACCCACTCGATGTCGTGCTTGCCCAAGTCAAGCCACGACACGAGCGACATCCTCGGGTCATCAGAGATTTCTGCGGCGTGCTGCCACAACCAATGAGCCCAACGCTCCTCGTGGTTGCCGGCCTTGTAGACGATCGGGATCTCTGGGAACGTCGAGCGGATCCAGCCAAGGAACTCTCGGACGGCGTTCAACTCGCCCTTGAAGTCTCGCTTTGTTGGGTCTTTCATCCACCTGCTGATCGCATAGAAGTCGGCGATGTCGCCGTTCAGCAGTAGCCCCGACAGGTTCTGTCCCTTCAAAAACTCCACGGCGGCCCGCAGCGCCGTCTCGGAGTGATAGGGGACGTGAACGTCGGAGATGATTCCCACAGTGCCGATCACCTCCATGACGTGCGGCGTCCACTCCGTGGCCACGCTGGGCGGCATCCCGTAGATCACGCCCGCCTGGCGTGGCGCTCGAGGTGCCACCGGCTTGGTCCGGCTTTTTTTGCCGTACGCGCCGAATTGGCGTTGAATTCGATTCCTTGCTTGGCCGATGGTGATAGCACCGTTCGCCTCCTCCACAAGCCG